ATTGGGCATCCGATCCCAAGGTCAAGGCATCCTTCAAGAAGCAGTACGGCAAGGATTGGAAACAAGTCATGTACGGTCGCTCATGGAACATGGCAAAGGGTCTTGCTGAAGCCGAGCAGTTGGATGAGATAATACATTTGTTAAAAAAACACAAGAAGAAGATTGGTGCAGCATTAGTTGGTGCTGCTGTCGGTGCTGGTGCTGGCGTTGCTGCTCCTCATGTGCGAGATCACATGTCTTCAAATCCTGTAAGAACCTCTCTAACTGACAAAGTAGGACTGGCATCACACAAGGAATCTCCCTCATTTAGGGCAGGGGTTGGGGCAGCCCTTGGTGCGGGAGCGATGATGGTGGGAGTTAGAAGGAGGAGAGTTAATGAAGCCGAGCAGTTGGATGAGGGTAAATACCGAAAATTGAGGAGAGTCCAGAAGGCAAAGTACAAGGCAGAACAAGCAGCCCGCAAGATGAATCCACAGACTGCAAGGCAAGACATTGAGTTGAACCGTCTTGTCAACAAGCACGGCAAACTTGGTAGGGCAGCAGCAGAACTAGAAGCCCAAGTTGCTGCAAGCATGGCTCGTCGCGGAGGTGCATCGGATGATGCAGTCCGTGGTGGCGGAAGTCGCATCGGCAAGAGCGGCAAATACACCAAGAGGGCAGGACAACTTGCCAATCAGCGCGATAAGGGTATTGCAAACTTCCGCAACCTAAAACGCGATTGGGGAGTTTCGCGAGACACAGGTATTGGAACCGTTCCCGCAGCAACAAGAAGGCTGCGTGGTGAGAAGCCACAGATGACTCCTGCTCAGGTTGCCAAGAAGCGCGAGGCTCAGGCAGCAATGCGTGATTTCAGAAACCGTGAGCGCAGCGGTGACTTTGGACAGAACAACCAGGAAGGTATGCGTCCTCGCTATAACTACCTCAAGAGAACCGGTCAACTCAAGACTAGAAGAAAGTAAACAGGAGACTACATCATGGCAAAAGTGAAGACACCAGCAAGAGCAAGAATCCGCGACCTCAAGCATCAGATGTTCATCAAGACATTGAACCGCAAGAAGAACCATGCTGGTTGCAATGCAAGAAATCAAAAGACTAAATAGGAATAGTCACCCAACATTCTAGAACCTGTTGGGAAAAACAAAGTTTCGAAACTACGAAAGGTACAGACAATGTCTATAAACAGAAATGCATATTTGTCACTGATAGAATCCATACAAACAGCCGTTTCTCCACTAGAGGAAACGGACAGCCTATGGCTATCAAGGCAGGGCAAGAAGACAGCAGGACAGGCAGGAGTCGCCAAGGTTGCAGGAAAGAAGGTCGTATCGACCCCAAAGCCAAAGCCTAGCAAGACTGTCAAGCCCTCCTCTGCACCCGTATCAAAGGCACCCGCAAAGATGTCCAAACCATCAGCAGCCCTAACTGCCAGGTCATCTGGCGGTGGAGCAGGTGGCGGTGGCATTAACAATCCCGTTCAGTGGGGAGATCGCAGCATCGGTGGAGCAATGAACGCAATGGATCTAGCCAAGTGGCTCAACAGCCAATCGGTTCCTTCGCTCTCAGAGGAAGAGGATTTCGACCTCATCGATGAGATTCTCGCAGAGGGAATCGAACTCTATGGCGAGGAAGGTCTTGCTGAGATTCTAGCAGACTTTGCCGAGACAGGCGAGATCTCAGACGAACTAGCAGAACTACTCGACTGATACATTAGGCACACTTGGGTACAAGAATGCACGAAAGGGGAGGAGAAATCCTCCCCTTGTCGTTTCATAAATAGTGTACAGGAGGTTTCAGATAACATGTCAAACTCTTTATCATCAAGTATCTCACGGATATTGATCGAATCCAATGATCCAGATATCTCTGGAAAGTATACTCTATTCACTCTCTACAATGACAATACGGCAATCTTGCACATTTTCGAGGATGAAGGAACTTATCAAGCCATGAAGCACAAGTTCACATCGAATGACAACATCAAAAGACTTGGCGCAGCGCATCTGCCAGAGAACACGACCTTCAAGAAACTTTCAGAATCAATAGAAAAGAAGTTTGGTGTGCCACGGGGGGCTATGGGAGTCCGTACCCATCCCAAGGACGATCCCAACAAGGAAACGGTTGTGGAACAAATCCAGAAGCCCACAGAGAAGCCCAGATTCACCCCAAAGAAGGCTTCTGCCGTGAATCAGGTGCTGAACGGCAAGGAAAGATTCAAAACCCCTCCATCCGTACCTTCCCCCTTGCAGGAAGACAGTAAAGAAACAAATAGGGAGCCTACCATAAACTCCTTCAAACCCGCCACCTCAAGAAAGATTGATCTTTCAAGACTGAACAATGGCGATCAACCACCAATGCTAGGACTATGAAATGAACAACAAGGAACGAGCATCAAACGAGAGAGTCTATGTCGTGAAATACAGAATGCCCAATGAGATGGGCAGGAATCTCCGTAGGCTCACTGTCAATGCCATCAATCAGACAGATGCAATAAAGGCAGCAAAGGCAACCGTTCCCGATGCAAAGATCATAGGTGGTCCACAGGAACTTGATGAAGGTCTTGTTGACTTTGCAAAGAGAGTCGGAAAGTTCATTTCACGCTGCATTGGACATGGTTGCTTTGCCTATGCCCGTAGCCCGATGAATGCCAAGAAGGGCAGCATTGGCAAGATTCGCAAGACATTGACGCGAGAACTTGCATCACATGCTGGACAAAAGATGATGGATCTTGGCGGTGCTGATGGAGACTATCCAAGAGTCAAGATCCGCAACAAGAAGCCCAAGAAGAAGAATAAGTTCGGCAAGATTCGCAAGAGGCGGTAATAGGAGTCCATCATGGGAAAATTAAGGGGTGTTACTCCTGGTCAGTTAGGCAAGTATGTCATTCCCATAATGGAAATATTGAATGAGGCAATGACCAAAGGCAAACCCATTTCAGTTGGAGCAAAGTCTCTTGTCCTGAAGAACAATCCCTTCAACAAAAATGCAATCAAGGAATGGCAGAAATTGGGAGTTGGAAATAACGCTCAACAGGCAAAGGCTCTCAACATTCCACTGGAAACCAGCGATAAAAAGACTCCCACCATACTGATGGGTTCATTGGAAAAGCCGAAGAGTGTCAATGTGAACATGGGGAATGTAGCAGAGGGACTCGTAGCCATTGCAGTTGCTGCCAGGTTTCTCAACAAGAAGGATGCCATAACAAGTGATCATATGTTCAACCTCCTCCGCAAACTTGCAGATGTGGAGCGGAAGAACTATCCTGGCAAGACGGGAAAGTATATTGAAGTTGAATACGAATCCCCGAACAAGAATCCCAAGATAAACGATATAGTGAAGATATACATCTCTCTTGCGGAAGTGAACATGAATGCACTGTTTGATCCCAAGTTTAAAAACATTCTTGAGCCATATGTGATACCCGCAGTAAAATATGCAAACTACGAAAATATCAGGCATTGGGCAATAACGCTGTATGAAAACAACAGATTCGACACCATCGAAGTCATATCCGATGGACTCGGTGGCGAAACCACGACAAAAGTAGATTTCCGCGTCAGGGTCACTAATGACAAGGGAGAACTTGTTCCAGTCAACATTGAACTCTCCCTAAAGGCAGGAGATGTGAAGCAATTCGGTCAAGTCAGTGGTTCAGAGTTTGAAAAGCAAGTGGAACTATGGAACACTTTGTTTGGATATGGAACTAGGATAAACACTCTTGAGGAAAGATACGATAACTTGATGTTCAGAAAGAAGAAGCCAGCACAAGCACTGACATTGGTGTATAAAAAGATCAAGGAACTTTTGGACGAAGATCTAAATGGAGATGACCGAAACAAGATATTGAAAAAACTGGCTAGCGGTCTGGATTTCTACCTGACCAGGGGTGAAAAAGGTGTATCCCTATTGCAGTTGAACAAGCCGAAAAACTCAGCAACTCTCTATGAGTTTAAGGACATCAAGAAGAAGATAGGGGGTCTTCAAAATTTGAGTACCAAAATAACCTTCAGCAGAGAAGACAAATTGCCTATCTTGATGATAAGTTCCGACAATAACGACCTGTTCAGAGTCCGAGCCAGAAAGGAAAATAAACCAGCGGGACCATACATCAGAAACTACCTAGAAAAGGAACCACTGATGTCTGATCTATTTTCAACGATCTTGTGATATAACCAAATGACCCATCCTCTTCACAACATCGCTGGCATCGACTACTCTCTGTGTGGTCCTTGCATCTGCGTCTTCGAAGGCGGGGGAAAGTTCTCATTCGATGACTGCTGCTTCTACTTCATGACCGATACCAAGAAGTATGCAAAGTCCTTCATGGGAAACATTCATGGAGAGATGTTCTCCGAATGGAACGAGGATATGGAAAGATATCAGAGCATCGCTGATTGGGCAATCGACATTCTCAAGAATGTCAAGCAAGTCGCACTTGAGGGATATGCATACTCTGCAACGGGAAAGGTATTTCACATTGCGGAGAACACAGGAGTCCTCAAGTACAAGTTGTTCCAAGAGGGCATTCCCGTCACCATAGTTCCTCCGACAGAAGTGAAGAAACTAGGAAGTGGCAAGGGAAATGCAGACAAGCAGATGATGCATCAGGCATTTCTCAAGGAGACGGGCATAGACCTAAAGGCAATCATGACACCCGACAAGAAGGATGTCACCTCGCCCGTCTCCGACATCGTAGATGCTTATTACATCTGCAAGAAGATGCACTCAGACTTGCTTCTCGCCAGTATCTGAATGGCACTTGCTCTTCAACTGCTTGTATGAACTCCAAGCAAGAAATGCTATCAGTGCCGCTGCCAAGCCAAGCCCAACGATAGTCTCGGTGTTGTATGTCTTTGCAGAGATGGGCTGTGCAGTAGCAACTGCTGCATCGTCTTCGTTCGTTTCATCCATAACGAAGTTCTGACTGTCCTTGGTGGTGCAGCAGTTCACACCAAAGCGAGTGCTTTCACCAACGCGAAGGCAGCAGCCAGAGAGAAGTGCGAATGAAATCAATGCGGGTATCATAATCTTGTTCATTTCTTTGTTCCTTTTCTAGGTGATCTGAATACTATGTCCTTGCTTTCGCCGTGGACAACTATCTTTTCCTTCTTTCCTTCCGCAAGCATTCTGAGTTCCTTGCCCGAAAGAAATGGAACGACATTGTCCACGGTGAAATCATCTATTCCAAACGCGGAATAGTGTGTTTCCATCATGGTTGTGTTCTTGCGGTCTATGGAGAGAGCGGGCTTCTTCTTCTTCCTGCGCCATACTCCCTTGCCGAATGGACGCAGACTCATCTTAGGAGAGACAAGCACAGGTTCGTTGTTCGATACCATAGCAATGCCAGGAGCAGATGCGGTCTGCACAGCAACATCCTCTAGCATCGAAATGAGTATCTCCAACTTGTCGGCATCCTGCACTGCTTCTTCAAAGAGAGCATCTGCTTCGGCATTCAGCGATTCATTGATGAGTTGTTTGCGTCTCGTCATAACTTTCTCAGTTCTTCCAAAAGCATCCGATCAATCTCTAAGATGCTCAGGTCTGCCTCGGGGATTTCCTTGGGCAACATCTCAAGGAAATACAGATAGGTCTTCAGTTGCCCGTGATATTTTTGATCCATCTTGAAGAACAGCAATCTGCTTGCGATTTTTCCACCAAACACATTGGTAAGTATGATTATGTGATTCAGTATCAACCTGTTCTTCTGTCCTGCATCTCCGTCCTGCCTGTTGAGCAGTCTCTTGAGATACTTGATCCTGTCAATGTCCTCATAGAACTCCTCAAATGATTTACATTGAGGGTTCTCATAATGTTCAAGAGCGAAGATCAGAAAATCTTCATCACATATCCGCTTTTCCATAAACTAATCAGGCTTTTGCCATGTACATCTCGGCATCGACCATGTACCTACCACCAGGAACCAATGTTCTTGATATCTTCAACTTACCCTTTTGATTGCCTCGGGGAAAGTAGATCTTGTCGGTTTCGGGATCTTCGATGGGCTTGTCGTTCAGAGGCTTGCCATACTGATAGATGTCAAAGGTTCCATCCTTGCCGATGTAGCCATCGACAACCAATCCCACGGACTGTAGGTGCATGAAGAGATGCCGAATCTGGCTCTCGGCATTGATGTGAGTTCCTGCAAGGAACCGCTTGATGAAGGCATTGATTCTCTCCACGCTCTCTGGTCTCTCAATGTAGAATGCTCCACCATTGAATACCTGTGGGCTTGAGCGAGTCTCGTTGAGGAGATAATCCTTGAGGCTCATGTTCCTGATGTTGTCGAGTGTGCTTGCTGCTGCTTCAGCAAGAGTGTCCTTGCGCGTGAATGGGTTCATTTGATCTCCCTTAAGTTCGTAATAGTATGTATAAAGGAAAACGGTGGCATTTCTGCCACCGCTGTCCGCTCATTTCCCCTATTTGTTCACTTGTTCCAAGGCAACTTGGTCTTTACCCAGTTCCAGAGAGGTGCGCCTAGGAAGGCTCCTGCAACGAATGCGACGAGTAGCCAACCGATGCTGCCGAAAAAGTCCTTGATTGCTTCCATTTCTGTTTCTCCTTTGGGCTGCATTGCCCATATAGATGTATGTATGTCCTGTTTTTGAGATTTCCCAAAGTGTGATTTTGCTAAATAGAACAGGAGGGTTTATTCATGTCTCAGACCTACACAGAGGCTTTCACTATTTCAACGGCAGGAACGTCCGCAGGATGCATGGCATTGCTAAATGCCACTTCATCGGCTGGAACGGCTGTTATAGTTCCTTGGAGAAATGCGGCAACCGGTACAACTTGTGCAGTTTCACTTGCTCCAGGAGTCATATTACCCATCAAAACCAAGGAAGTAAAAAGTTCAAACGTAATTCTTACAGGACTCAACTGAACAGAGTCGAGGGTGGCTTGATCTCATGCCACTGATTGTACAACTTGATCGCATTCAGAAGCCCATCGACATAATCGATGGGTTTCTTCTTGAACTCCTGTAGAACTCCCGTCTCACAAGCCGCAAGCACTACGATCTGCTCGACCTTCTTGCCTGTGATCTCCTGATACATCAGGGCATATGCCGTGGCTTGTTGAAAGTAGTTCTTGATGCCACTCTCGGTCTTTTCCTTGTTCGATCCCTTGAAGTCCACTACTGAGAGTTTTCCATCATAGTCGCAGATGCAATCGGCACGACCCGCAAGACCAATCGACTCAGACCACATCTGCTGCTCAAGGGCATAGACATTGCCGATATGATTCTCTACATGGTTCTTGAGCATCGTGAACAGAGAATCAATCTCAATGTCCTCGGTCAACTCGACCTCCTCGTTCTTGAGGAGATGCTCCATCATCGAATGCAGTTTGTTGCCACGCTCGACAACACGGACTGCCTCGCGAGGATTCTTCCTACGCCAGATATCCATGCCATCCTTGCCTTCAAAGCCTGTGACAGTGGTGACTGAAGGGAGTCTCTTGCCCGATGGAGAAAGATAAGTCCTTCCCTCCTCACCCTCAACAACAGTGAGAGGAGCAAGACCAAGATCAACAGGAATGTAGTTGTATTTCTTCAAGAAGTCGAATCCAAATCACACGGAGGAGTAGGAAAGTCCTTGCTCCTCTTTGATATATCCATGCTCTGACCAGGTGTACGAACCTTGGTCTTCTTTTCCTTATCTTTCTTTTCCGAAATGACCTCTCGGAAATAGTTGACGGTTTCATTCACCGACATACCACTATACCTTGCTTCTCTTATCAAGTCAACATAAACCTGATTAGAAACTATTGCTTGCCAAGGGATGCCCATTCTATCAGCACATCTCTTTGAGAATGAATAGTCAGACTCATGGTGTTCGTTGTGAATGTTTCTCTTCTTGCTCATACCACTATTTAGGTTTCCTCAAAAAAACACATGCCCTCTGTTAGAAGGGCATGTGCGGTAGCGAAGTTCCTTGTCGGGGTGAGTTACCTCCCCGCCGCGCAGTGAATAGCGTAATGAGACGCTTGCACTGTACCCACGACCGACTCAGTGAGAAGACCGGGGCGAACACCAATATGTATATTTCACTCGTCGTTTGCGAGTCTCTTGAAGTAGTCCAGCGCATCATCATCGCTGTCCTCATTCTTCGGCTTCACCTCTCGACCAGGTGACTTCGCTTCCTTTGCAGGGAACTTTGGCGTGAACTTCTTCTGAGGAGTCTCCTCCTCTTCCTCCTCGCTCAGATCCATGTTCTCTGCCTTTGCAGTCGCAGAGCCATTGATCACGGACTGAAACTTTGTCTTCAGTTCAGCATAAGGCTTGAACTGATCGGGCTTGACGAACTCCTGTAGCGAGTATTCCTTTCGCCAAAGTGACTCAAGTTCCTTGTCATTGCCCTCAAGCAGGGGAGCCGAAGCAGAGAACTCCGACTTGTCATAGTTGCGGTATCCATCGACATTGCGAATCTTGATCTTGAAGTTCGCACCCTGCCAGAAGTCGAACGGATTCACGGGATCCTCATCCTTGTACTGAGGATTCATCTTGTCATTGATCTTGTCGAAGATCTTCTTTCCATAGCGATACAGGAAGATCTTTCCATTGTTCGCAGGATTGACGGGATCTTCGATCACCATGACATTGCTGATGTAGGACAACTTGCGCTTGCGATCACGCGCAATAGCCTTGTCATCCTCGACCCCGCTGTTCCACAACTCATTGTTTGCTTCACAGACGGGACACTTCTGACCGATTGTGGTGGGGCAGTTCTCAATGTACCAACCACCCTTGGACTGAAATCCGTGGCTGAATACGCGAACCCAAGGCAGATCCTCGCTCGGGGGAGCGGGGAGGAAGCGGATCACTGCATATCCGTTTCCCGTCTTGTCAACCTCGGGCTGCCAGAAGCGGTCGTCCTTGTAGGAGTTCTCTCCTCCTCCCTTTGCGACCTTCTCCAACTGGGCTGCAAGCACTTGGCTTGCGTTCTTTGAACTCTTCTTGAAACTTGCGAAATCCGACATATTGTGTTCTCCTTATGAACGGTGTGTGCGGAATGTGCGACTGACAAAGTATACGGTGTGTGCTGCTGTAGTCAAGAGAAAGGCAAAGATTTCTTCTTCGGGAGAAGATTCACATCCATTGCCTCTTTCTCAATGTTCTCAATGATCGGCTTGGACAGATGCTTCGAAATGAAGTGTGCATCCACCCCCTCATCCTCGCAAAGTTGCAAAACCGCATCCATGTAGGTCATGTTGCGGGTGGCTACCATGCGTTCTATGAGGGTGGATATCTGCGTTGGATTGATCATAGTGAACAGTCTAACCCTATTTAGGGGAAGATCAAGGAGTATAAATACAAAGAGCGCAAGAATCATAAGGATATCCACACAATGCCAACTGATACAGACAACAACTTTTTGGTAACGGGAGCATCGGCAAATGCTATGGTTGCCACCGACTACTCCGACACCGAAGGCTCCCATTTCCAGGTGACAAAGATTGCCTATGGCAATACATTGGACTTCAATAGAGTCACCGAAGCAGATGGTCTGCCTGTAAGGGTAATGAATACCCCACAGGTAGATGTAACGAATATCTCAAATCCCGTTTCCGTTTATGGTTCCGTTGGAGTCTATGGAATCAATGGTTCCACTGCAATAGCAGTGACTGCATCGAATTTCGGAATTCGCTCGCTCACAGCAGGAAACAATGAATCGGGAATTTCACATATCGGTGCCGATTTCGTTCGCGTTGTGGGTGTGTCTGGTGCATTCCCCGTTGGAGTGAGTGCATCGAACTTTGGTATTCGTGCATTGACCGCAGGAAACAACATCTCGGGAGTTTCTCATATTGGTGCGGACTTCGTCCGCGTGGTTGGTGCATCTGGAGCATATCCGATAGGTATCACCGCCAGTGAATTGGATATTCGTGGTCTGACCCATACAAAAGATACGGTGAATGTATACAATACCGTGAATGTTCAGAATGGCACGAATGGAGCAGCAAGTGCATTCAGCATCACCATCACAGATGGATTTCAGACAAGGGTACTAAGGGCAAGCAGTGGTGCTGATGCCACCACATCAGAAGGTGCATTGAAAGCCGCAGTAACCACCGTGGAAGATACTGTCCGCGTCGTTGGTCTATCGGGAGCATATCCTGTATCCGTGATTCCCGTTGGTCTTACTGGCATAACCAACTATGGAAGCAGGACTCCATTCAGAGTGGATGACACAGGTGCATTGTATGTGGCACTTGCCGCTGGAACAATAGGAGTTACTGCAAATATAACAGGCACGGCATTCACCCTTGTTGGCATATCCCTCGACAATGCGGGATCATCCGCAGGAGTTGTTCAGATACAAGGTTACTCGGGTACAGGATACATTCCCGTTGGAGTAACTGCCACAGATCTTGACATCAGGAATCTTTCAAGCGCAACAGATTCTGTTTATGCACAGATTCGAGTTCTTGGTGGTTCGTGTGGTGACTCGGTTGATATGGGTGGAACCGCAGGATTGGTAATGACTAAGTTCAACAGTGCATTGAATGAGGATGCAAACAAGGTCGCTTACTTGAGGACCGATGATGCTCAGTCTGCCCTGATACTTACTGAGATTACTACGGCAAACACTGGCATAAGGGCTTTGGCAACCAAAGTAGAGACGGGATTGAATTCGGACTACAGGATTACTGGTGCTGGCAACAATGCTCAGGGAGAAACGAGTTTTACCAACAATTCTAAGGCTCTTCGCGTGGTGGTTGCAAATGTTGTGCAGCCAGATGGCATCACAAGTGGAAATCTAAATGCAACAGGATCTGCCACACAAATGGGTTCACATGTGCTGAAGAGCGGAATTCATTTCAAGAGCGATCTTGCAAACACAAACAAGACTATCTTCATCGGATCCACCCCACAGAATCAAGTTGGCTATCCTCTCTACAATGGAGATCAGGTCTTCATAGAAACAGACAACACAAACAAGATATACTACAGTTCGAGTGCTGGAGCAACGCTTTACTTCATAGGTACATAAATGTCTAATGACTTCATTAATCGCAGATTCTACGACAAGCGAAGAACTGCAAATGGCGGTGGTGGCGGCGGTGGCAGTCAGTTCATCGAAAAGGAACTAATTCTACTACCATCCTATGATACGTTCATATTTGTTGGCGACAATTCAGCAATACCGGGATCGAACAGATGGAATAACATAGTCCCTCTAGGATCTAGTCCAGCCACATCCCAACATCTTGCCGTTGGTCTTGTAAATCCGTGGCTTGATGCAAACGATCTTCCACCACCAGGTCAGTTTGGCTTAGAACCAATGGTTCGTACTCCCACAAGAACATTTCTTAACTATGACCTGACGGGAATAACAAGTGGCTCACAAATCATTTCGGCAACACTGAATCTCACCACTGCAAGTAGTCTAAACTGGATTCAACCACTTCAATTCAGATCTGTTCAACAGAATCCGACCGAAGACATAACGAGAAACATATGGGTTGTCTACAACTTCGATGGTGCGATTCAACCCACTTATTTTGGATATAGAGCAGTAAGTTGGGGTGGAGACAATCCTTCATTCACATGGTTGAAGTTCGTGAATGGAGAATACCCATTTCCAAATATAGACGGATACAACCCACATCCAGGCAGAGATCATCCTTGGTCTATCAAGGCATGGTACAAATGGGGGGCAAGGCAGTTCCATCTTCATATGCCTTTCGGAAGACCTTACATCATATCCACCCCACCTCCAGGTACTGAGAATTACGAACACCTATCCTATCAGGCAGATGCATACCTTTGTGCTGGAGAGGGACTGTATGACAATGGAATCTTCTACAATGCTCCTATGCCGCATTTGATAGTGACATTCGAAAGAATATGGAGATCCCTCATAGAAGGAAAGCAGTATTGCACCAATGAGGAATGGGCAAGTCTTCTTGAGTGGTTCAATCCCAACGAACCAATAAAGGTGATAGTCTACAACGGAACGATCTCAAAGTTACCAACCGAAACTACAAAAGAAAATCAGTATCCAAGATGGACTCGGTTGTTCAACGAGAACTACGATCTGGCATTGAACAGACTGAAGGCATCGGTTCAACCATTCATAAACTGCGGAATGCAGATAGCACTTGATGCACTGGCAATTGCTCCAGGATCCGTTCCGGGTCAATACATTCCAACCACTGCATTGGGAGAATCGGCACAAAAGGGATGGTGGGAGTTCTTCACATGGTTGAAGGAAACCGTTGGAATCGAAAACCTCTACTGCGAGGCTCATCCAGAGAAGAGGCTGAATCTTCTCACAGGAAACCTAGACCCAAGCCCCTACTTGGGTTTGAATGTAATGGCTGCTGAGGATTGGTCGTACTTCCCCTCTACCACCGCAACCTCGTTTCACAAGATGTACGAACTTGGTTCCGTGAGATACCTACGCTGCCCGTATTGGGGAAATGTCGGTCCTAAGACAAGGCGAGTCAATCCCTATCTGTCTCCCGCAAGATATGCCGATCTAAATGAGTATGGTTCCAAGTCTCAAGAGGACGGCGAGATTCGCATAGACAGAGAAGACCAAAGCATCTATTTTGGAACTGCATTTGAACACATCTATGCTGCAAGAAACCTCAAGGATAGATACGATCAGGAAGGCGATCCAAGACCAGAGTTCAACACAACAAAGCCAGGATATCTCATGAATCCTCTGTGCTTGCAGGAATATCCCGCATGGGGTCTGCCAGGAACACAGAGATTCATCGATAGATTCCCGTCCATTGAGTTTCTAAAGAAGTACCTTGACTCCTATGAAAGTCCCGCTCTCATAACAACAACATGAGTTAACAACAATGACACTAGAACAAACCATAGCCAACATCGCATACTATGAGAATATCTCCAGACGGGGGAACAGCATACTGACAGTCGTAGAGATCCTCACCACACAGTCATACAAGGGTATAGGTGTCTAATGCCGGTGTATAATCATCCAGTCACCATCAGGCTTGCACCCACGAACTATGTTTCGCAGGGAAGCGATACTCCAGTGTATTGGGATAGATTTGTAGATCCCACATTTAAAGATCGGTTTCATGGAGTGCCGGACGGAGTGTTTCCCGATTTTCTCATAAGAGCAATACCAAACAATCTATACGACATAAAGAACCTGTGCGACGAACCGGAGAATATAGATGTTGCCGTGAGTCAAGACTTGGAGATACAGAACTCAACTGCCAACCCGAAGATACCGGCAGATTTCATCAATAAAGGTGGTGCCTACATCGATGATCCAAGAGGACTGCTTACTCAAACAGTGAATGCTACACCAAATGCAAAAAACACATTTAATGTAAGTGGACATGTTAGTTGCTTTGTTGATCTTGCCAGACCTAACGGAGGAACTGCATTCAACATCTTCATGCATGGACAGTGCGATAGGGAAGGAGATCCCAATGCTCGCTATGAGAGCAGCACCATAAGCGCACCGGCTACTGGATTTGACACTGAAGGGTTTTTTGATGATCAGGATCCAACCATATCATCTTATGTTACATTTAAGTCTTCCGATGCACCAATGGGAACATCAATAACATCAAATTTGATATCATTCAGAAAGAGTCTGCACTACAACTTTCTTAAATTGAATAGAGCAGATATGGCAGGACTGAGCATGGCATCCGGAACAAATGCAAAGGCTTTCGTCACTGCATCTTCTTCATTTGATTGGTCAAATGTGCCTGGATTGTCGGCAGAATCGGTCTGCACCATAAATGAATTCACTTCCCCGTCATCGGAACAAGCAACTGCTTCGGGAGGAAATCCATCAATCATAACATGCCTTGGTTGGAATGGTGTATTCGAGGGAATTTTTGGAACAAATGCAAGGTTTAGGAATAGCACATCCAACTCTCTATTCAGAACTCAAACCAATGTATATGACCACACTGGAAAGATAAATGCATCAAATCCACTTTATGCCGATGGCGATTCAAATCCATATACATTGTCTACAGTAGATACAACAAATGCTTCAAAACTAACGATACGAATGAGAAATGCATTTACATATGGAGACAAAAACTACCTTGCAATAGGTCCAAGAAGCGGCGGTCAGACGCCAACACCAAGACTCAACAACTTTCCTGTTGGTTCATACATTAGGATAAGAGGATCATTGAGCAATAATGGAATCTATCAGGTAGTAGGAGTTTCGATTGGTATACCAGGAGACTCAAATTCAAACACTAGAGTTAACACTAATGGAGAGCCAACTCCCCAATATGAGTATCTTGAACTTAGTAGAGCCATAGTACCAGAATTAGCGGGAGCCAATATCACAGTGGAAAATGTCTCGGATCTACCGATACTGCACATCAAGTACCGAGAGTTGGTACAATCATGAGGAAGAAAATGGAAACAAGAGAAGCACGGAGAGTCCTCTTCATAGTCAAGGAACGGACTGTATACGGAACCAAGACCAAGGCATATGGTCTTTACAATTCATGTGATTTCGTGGCAAGAAGGCTGCGAATGAACGGCATAGAGGCAAAGGTTGTCCAGGTTGTTGACAACAACTGCATCGACAGGGAAGTGAGTCAGTTCAAGCCCACTCACTGCTTCATAGAGGCAATATGGGTGGTTCCATCGAAGTTCGAAGTTCTTGCCAAACTTCATCCGAAGGTGAAGTGGAACATTCGTCTTCATTCCATGCTCCCATTCCTTGCAAGCGAGGGCATGGCATTCGAGTGGTTGAATCAATACATGGAACTTCGCAAGAAGGGCATCGACATCACCATCTCATGCAACAATGATTCCCTCTACAGGCACATGCGCAGGCTGTATGGCAAGGAAGTAACCTATACACCCAATGTCTATCTACCCGACGAAGAGTGCATAGCCACCGAGAAGTTCGATATAGCCAAGAGCGAGGACAGCCTTCACATCGGATGCTTCGGTGCATTGAGAGTCCTCAAGAATCATCCACAACAGGCAGCATGGGCTATTGAGTTCGCTGATGAACTCAAGAGGAAACTGCATTTCCACATCAATGTCTCCGAGCATGAGCAAAGAGAGGCAGGACCGATCCTGAGAAATCTCCGTGGAATCTTTGCCAATACCAAGCACGTTCTGGTCGAGCATCCTTGGTACAACCATTGTGATTTCCTTGAACTTGTCCGAAAGATGGACATAGGTATGCAGATATCATTCACTGAGACTTTCAATGTCACTGCTGCCGACTTCGTTAGTTGTGGAGTTCCAATCGTAGTGTCCCGAGACATAAAGTTCGTCCATCCCTGCTGTCGAGTCGATCCATCGGATGAGAAGGGTGTGATGTCTTCATTGAGAAATGCCATCGACAACTACATTCCTCCATTCTCGGGAGGACTGATCTTTGGTTCGTGCCTCAAGTGCAGGAACAAGACCTATCTCGACAACCACAACCTCAAGGCAACTGCTCAGTGGATATCCGTGCTTGAGGCATAAAGCAGAACCCCGCCCTGTGAAGATGAGCGGGGTTCGCACATGCGGATGTCAAATGTCCGCTTTCCTCTATCTATAGAAAGAAACAACCCCCGTTTCCGGGGGTTGTCGGACCTGAGATGCTATCTCAAGTGGGGCTGTCTATATTTAGAACTTGAATCCAAGACCCGCAGACATACAGATGTTTAGATCACTGTACTCCGTGGTATCAGTCGTTGGAATCGAAAGTTCCGCACCAAGAGTCATGCTGTCATTCAGTTGATAGTTGAATCCAGGACCGATCATGAGTAGATCCTTGCCATCCCATTGATATTGGTTCACGGCAAAGTATACATCAAGTTCATCGGTTGCCTTGTACCCAAGCGTGGCAGTTGACTGAAAGATATCACTGTAGATGAATCCTCCAAGTGCTGCTGAATATGTGAACTCGTCAACGAAATCGTATGAGAATCCATACGATAGCGAGACTGATCCCCATTCACCACCGACTTCGGTTCCAAGGTGATAGACCTCGTTGCCAGAAGAATACTTTCCATCAAGCGGAACTTTGACTCCACCTGTGAAGTCTAGCCATACATGATCGTTGCAGAGATAGTCGCACTTGCCGTCGATCAGGTTGAACACCGTGAAGATGTCGAGATCCGCCAGACCCGTAGATCCAACGCGGACATCGCTCTGATTGAAAACAGGAAGACTAAATCCCAACTTCAACTTCTCAGCAACATCGAACAGAAGTTCATTGTCGATCTGAGTGATCATACCATCTTCGAAATCGAAGAAGTTGATCGATGAATCCAACGAGATGCTGAATCTCTTCTCCTCAACCACAGGTGGTTCTGAAACCACCGATGGAACTGGTGCCACGGGAGTAATGGGTTCCACCACCTCCTGTGCAAGTGCGATTCCACAAACAAACATTGCGAACAAACTAGTGATATACTTCATCTTTCTGAATCCTCCAAAAGATATGATCTCAAACCCCCAACACGGGGAGTGTCTTGTATTTAGGCTGAGGGTAACACACCCTTAACCAAGGCATGATTGACATTTCCCGTCACAAACACACCAGGAACACAGGAGCCAAGTACGCCAGTGTCATCAAGAACTACTGCACCAAACATTCTTGGATCGGTCATGTCTATGATGTTCACCGAGGTATCGATGAAATCAGAGACTGCCTTGAAGTTCAAGGTGACAATCTGAGTTTCCTTGTCGATTGGAGCCTTGTCTCCAAGGTTGCCAAGCCATGTGTGCTGTGCATTTCCGTCCTTTGGAACAGCAGACTCGTTTATGGTTCCCGATGCTGCACTTGTATCGATCTTTGAACTCATCGATGCCTTTGAACCTGTCTTGTCGATTCCCATGAACTCAAGTTTGGTTGGATCCCATGAGAAAATCGTGGATACAGACCAAATGACCTGTGGGAATGTCTCTGGCTTGACCATGATCTTGACGGGAACTGTGTCGCCAACCTTCACGGAAGTCGTGGGTGGAACGAGCGACAGGCTTACCTTGTAGGCAGGAGATGGTCCCGACGTAATCCTGTTTGCATTGTTCTGAATGTCACCGATGACATTCGATCCTAGCGCAGGAGATCCATCGATTTGGCTGTTGATGACCGTTCCATCAGACTTCGTGAGTTGGGGAACTGCAACTATGTCAGTTGGCTGATTGGTTGGATAGTGGAAATCTGACTTCACGCGGAAACGAAGTTTGCCGATCTGTCTGTTTCCTGCATTCCACAGGAATCCACCGAAGTTCCATTGGAAATATTGTGGCTTCAGTGGGGGAGTTCTTGCCTCTGGCACAGGAAGTGCCTGACTGTGGAAATGCAACTTTCCTGGTTCAACCACCGTGGCATTGATCTTAGCAACATCAACAACAAACTTGTCCGTGGACATAGGATCAGCAACTGCCTCAATAAACTCAAGTTTTGAGTGATCCCAAGTGAACATTATGTCCGCACTTCTCCATACCTGATAGGATGTCCCTGTTACAAGAGTTGAAGGAAGAGGAGAAATGAGGACACTTACTTCAACTATGGAATCCTTGTATACATTGCTTGCACTTCTGGTCTTTCCATCGAAAGACCGAGTGCTATGATTGCAAGTAGTCATGATGCGGAACTTGCGGGTTGGATCAACCGTATAGGATACGGTTGCCCCATTGATGGATACTGTTCCATTTGGATTGTTAACTATTGCGGGTGCTGTTGTCATGGTGTTTCCTTTGTTTAGAGTTCTTAGTTAGTTAGGTCAACTAGTTCACACCCATCGGCACTGCAAGCCATCGTCTGTGAACTCTTGGTGGCATCTGACTTCTCATAGTTCTTCAGCAATGACCAATCTACAGCCTTTGGCATCTTTGCAAGAAGTTCCTGATATTGTTCCTTTGTGCAGTCCTGATATGGTGCCTGACGATACGAGTGGTCGCTGTGTGGAAGGAATGAGATGCCACTGATCTCATCGAAGTGCTTGTACACGAATGCACCAACTTCCATCCATTCATGCTCACGCACAGTGATGGTGATCGATGGCTTGTGTTCGCACCAATGACGCTGATATGCCAACCACAACTCAAGGTGTTCTATTGCCGTGAGGTCATTGCGGGTGATCGAACCCTCTGCCTTCATCGGGAATGAGAAGACCATAGTGTGATCTGGTTTCATTACGCATGGCTCATGCGGGAATCCCATCTCGACCATCATCTGGCAGAGTGGATCCTTGCGGTCGGCACGAACGGTGCGGACGTAGTATTCATTGTGGCGAGGATGAATGCCCGATGCAGCATCGGTCAACTGAGACACGGTTCCCGATGGCTTGACGCATGTGATTGCAGCAGCGGGATTGATTCCGATCTTGGCAGACCATTCTCTGTTGGCATCTACTGCTATCAGTCTCAGCAATCCAAGGTTCTTTGGAAGTTCATCGATATCACGCATCATCTTGTTGTCAACGATGCCCGTGAGCGAGACTCCAAGCAGTGCCTCTTCCTTGCAGTTCTTCTCCCATGATGATGAAAGATATGGGAAATGAGTAAGTGATGCTTGCCATGTTCCAAGAATGGTTGCAAGACGAACCTTGCGACCAATCGATTCCAAAGTGTCTTCGGGGCGAATGATTACTTCGGTGAGATTGCAGAACTCAGAATCACGCAAGATGATCTCGCTGCATGGATTCGTACCAAAGTCATAGTTGGGATCACGGCGATCACCCAACTTGGCAACTGTCTTCTTTGCTGCATCACGATTGAAGATGCCGCGCTCTCCGCTCTTGGACTTGTAGAGTGAAACCCACTCGTCCATGAAGGTGCCGATCTCGGGCTTCTCCTTGTATGCAACGGAGTTGTTTGCAAGTGCGCGTTGTGGATTGTCATTCCACCATGCACCCGTCTTGGCATCGCGCATTCTCTCGTCCGTCAGGTTTGAAAGCGAGATGAGAGCAGAGCGTCGTACTCCTCCGACGACGACAATCTCCGCAACCTTACAGACGATATCATGGCATTCGATAGATGTAAGTTTTCTTCCTGCTGCTCGCTTGAAGGTGTCGGTCGTGAATCTAAAGAGATCCTCCAGTGGCTTTGGTCCGCTTGCTCGACCACCAAAAGTCTTAAGTCTTGCTCCCGCAGGACGAATCTTTGAGAGATCCCACTTGGGTACTTGACCTCCAATGAGAAGAGAGATGAGTTCTCTGAATGCCTTTGCCCAACCAGCCTTGGAATCCTGCACAATGATCGTAGTGTCAGAATCAGTGAAGACTTCAGCGATTGTAGGAAGTTTCTCGACATATTGCCTCTCCACAGAAAAGCCTACGCCCGTACCACACATCAATATGTAGAGAATCTCATCAAATGCACGGACTCGGTTCACTGCCACATAGGAGCAGTTGTAACCTGCCGTATTGTCTCGCTTGAGGGCTTCTCCTGCCGTCATGAGTGCGCGCATGGACGGCATGATCTCAAGATTTAGGACGGCATCCTTGAGTTCCTGGCGCAATGCAGGATCCAAGTTGAACTTTTGGTTTTCCGAAAGATGCTCATCAAAGAACTTAAAGTACCGTTCAACAGTCTCTTCCCATGCTTCCCGTCTACCCTCCTTCTCTAGCCATCTTGAATAACGTGAAAGGTGGATGAACTGCTGATATGGGGTTGGTAGACTCATGTGAAACTGTACTCCTTGTTCGATGTGCTGTCTATTTAGCGATGAGAGATGGATATCGTACACCGAATCTTGATGGATTCAAGCGGACTCAAAGATTGTTCTACTGATTGTTTAAGCAGTGATTTCAAGCACAGAAACGATTACGTCTATGTCGCCTGTGGTTCCTGCGGTTGCCCTGAGAGTATTTCCCGACTCAAGAACCAGAGGGGCATCAAGTGCCTGAAACGATGTTGCTATCGGCAATGCAGCAGCAGTAATGATGGAATATCCAGTAGAACCTTTGACCATCTCAAGGGTGAGAGATGTATTTCTATAGAGATCGATGTTGCTGCAATTTATGGAATTTACGATTGCGGTGCCAGCGACACCAGAGTAGATGGTGGTGGCGGCTGTCGAGCCAAGGTTGGTTCCAAAACTCTTGTATGTCTCTGCCATGATTAAGATTCCTGTTCCTGTGGCGGATCTGGTGCTGGGTAGTGTGGGTTTATCTCGGGCATCGGTATGTTCCAGAATGCATAGGCATCCTCGGTGGAGTCAAACCAATACCAACCTCCCACTGGGTATGTATATGTGTCTTTCTGATCCCGATAGAGGCTAAATGACCCCGCAAGGACAAAGTTGTGTCCATGAAGAATCAGTCCAGAGTCGTCTTCGTTCTTGTAGAATCCTGATGTATCCATGTGATTATCCTGTTACTGCCCATCCCTTTGAGATTGCTATTGATGTATCATCTCCTGTTACTCCAGGGCTTCCTGTCACTGTGATTGTCTTGGCATTAGCACCACTTGCTCCAACAGTGGCAAGGTTGGTGTAAAGTTCGTTGAGGGCAGATATACCCATCATGTTTGGATTTGGCAAGGAGAAACTCTGAGCAAATCCTGTTGCTTTAATTCTTCGCAAATTATGCGGAGCATTGAAAACAACAGACAAACTAGAAAGATTGGTTGATCCCGTCGAACCAAAGAAGTCTAATTCGGGTATGGTATCAAGATAATAGCAAGCAGAAAACATAGCAGAGTAATTGGTGCTTACATTAAATGGACTTAGGTTAATAGAGAATACAGGAATGTTTTTAAGGGTTAGGCAATTATCAAACATATTTGCGAATGATGATGCACTCACGCTAAAGTTTGATGTTTGTATTTGTGGGACATATTCAAGTGCATAACAAGTACCAAAAAGTTGTTGAAAGGTAATACATCTTGGAGTAAATAGAGTTCCAACACTCCTCAGTTGACGACAGTCAGCGAACATACTATTCACAGTTGTCACAAGTGGCATATAGAGGTCAGGAACTTTTTGTATTTTGGTTCCTCGGAACATATTAGCAGTGGTGGTGGCAGAAGAATAATCTATCCCTTCAGGATATTCGAGCAGACCAGAATCTTGAAAGGTAGTGGAAAAAGTGGTTACTCGCGAAGTATTCAATCTTGGAACAGTTTTCAATGATCGACAACTCTGAAAAGTGGCTGCCATAGTAGTCGCACTATCTGTCTTTAGACCTTCTATCGACTTCAAGGAAGAGCAACTCTGAAAAGCAGATGCCAGATCCGTGACTCGCTCCGTATTGACTACGGCTATCTTTTTAAGGGAGACACACCCGAAAAATGAACTGTTCATATTTGTGCAGTTAGCCAAATCTAAGCACGGAATATCCTCCAATGCATAGCAATTGTAAAATGCATTAGAGATGGTAGTAACCGTAGAAGTATTAAAGTTAGGAACTCTGACCAGAGAATGACATTCATAGAATGTTGTAGACATGGTCGTAAGGCTACTGGTGTCATAATCAGGAACATATATCAGCGAAGTGCAAGAATTGAACATACCTCCAATGTCTGTTACTTTTGAGGTATCCATTACTGGTGCGGTAATGAGGCTGTAACAACTACTGAAAAGTGTGTTCATGTTGGTCACATTGCTGGTGTTTAGATAGGATGGCACCTCCTGCAATGCATTACATCCAGAGAACATACCAATCATGCTTGTAGCATTTTTAGTGAACTCAGATCCCTTCAATCGTTTAAAACCAGTACAACTTATGAACATATAAGAAAATGAAGATATATTGGTTGATCCAACAAACTCAACTTGTTCCAGCAGTCTGTGATTTACCTGTCTAGTGATGGCACTTATCGTAACGGTTCCCAAGGAACTACCAGCCATTTTCATCGCAAGCCACTGACTAATGGTTGAACTACTAGAAAAGTTTGTATGTCTGACATTAAAGTTCAAACTTGTAAGCCTGGCACCAGAAACAGGAGTTATGACAATGTTTACGGTTTTGTAGTTTTGAAATGGTTCTTGAGTTATTCCTGCATAGGTTGCAGTTGTGTATTGTTTCTGTGCGGTTGCGCCGCTATTAAATGTTCCAGTAGTTCCATCACCCCAATCGACATCATATGTTCCACTGCATACAAAAGCAACACAATTGTTATTGTCGTTGTACACGGCATAAGTACCAACAAACTTATCTTCTCCCTCGGAAACTGTTGGCATTTGACGCCATCCACCAATCTCCACTTGTGGAGCATATATGAATGAGGGGATTGGTGTAGCAGTTGTGGTGGATATTGAATCTATGGATCCACCAGATACACCAGAAGTTGCAGTAATGCTTTTTTCAGCATTCTCTATAAGCACTGTTGGTGCCGCGGTGTAGTTTGTTCCTCCACTTGCAATGGTAACTCCCGTAAATGGATACGAAATCAATGCCGTGAAGGTTGCACCAGCAGCAGTCGAACCCGACCCGCTTATTGGATTGATCTGCGTGATTGTTGGGCTACCTGTATATCCACTAATGGTGTTCAACACAGCATACGCCGATGCAGGATAAGGCGTTGTTCCAGTTATGGTAACTGATGGGGTGGTATAGTACCTAGTTCCAGCATATGTCAGACTTATTCCAGTCAAAAACCCATTTGTTCCATTACTGAGTATTGGCACCGCTGTTGCATTACCCGAAACAGTGATGGTTGTAGAAGCAACAGTTTGACTTTTGTTTACAACATATGTTCCAGTTGCACCCCTACCTGTTCCACGACTAACAATGATGGTGCCTGTGGTTATGCCCGTACCAGTTATCATAGCCTCGGGATAAAGAACTCCCGAACTGGATGCTGTAACAGTCAAGGTATTTCCCGAGATGCTACCCGTGCAAGTTGCATTACCAACTGCATTCCCGCCTATTGTTATGGTTGGTGCTGATGAATAGGCTGTACCGATTCTAGACACAACCACACTATCAAGTTTCTTCCACAGATTTATGTTTGTCAGTAATCCGGATGAAGAAACCGCATCTCCATATGCTGTGGGACCATTACCTGTTATATCAAAATGAATCAAGGTGCTAACATATGCAATTCCGCCAGATGGACCACCATTCAATGCGGCAACAAGTGTACCGGTTCCTAAAACAACAGAGGCAGTGGCTCCAGTACCGCCACCGTGAATGGGGTCTGAAAAAGAATATGTTGGTATGCTCACAACACTATCCGTTGCATTTGTATAAACATTCAACGGTGAAATTGTTCCATTGAATTCGCTTGTAATATTGTCCTTGCCGATGTATCCGTTGTTTGCCCTGTTTTTTCTCATCTGAAGAACCATCCTCTCGCGGTCGTCTCTGTGGTGGTTGACACAGTATCGAACCTATTCAAAATAACCTCGGTGTCCCAGAATATCCTAAACAGATACACAGATGACTTATCCACTCCTGGTGTCACACCAGTTGGCATCGATGCATAGATAGCAGCCTTGTATGATGGTATGATCATCCGAGATTACCCGATAGGTTGAATGTATTGCTTGAATAGCACAGCAATGATGCAGCACCATGCTGGCTCGCTATCTCAGTCAAACCATCGACGCTATTTATCGTGGTTCCCGATGCAGTGAAGGTCACTCTTCCCGAACCAACGCGAATCACAGTGCAGTTGAATCCAACCGAAAGACCAGAGGGAACCGTGATTGTCTTGACAGTTCCCGCATCGACGGTGACGATCTTTCCATTGTCCGATTCCTGTAGACTGTAGGAGTCCGTCTGTGCATTGATGGCACTTGATGTGATGCGGAAGCCACCATCCGATACTACTGCCGAGCCGAATGTAGCGCCAGAGGAGACATAAAGGTTTGCCGCAGTAAGACCAGCATTCAATACCTGACGAACACTGAAGGTATTTCCTTCGTTCGTCCTTGCAACATTGGTTACTGCACCTGTTGAACCATTGACAGAGACAACATAGGAACTTGCCGTGTTCAGCAGCGTTCCCGTTACAGCGGGAAGAGTATGGGTTGTATCGGCAGCGGCTGATGCATTTGCCCTAATATCTGAGTTGTATAAGGTGGCTAGAGCATCAGCACCAACTATTCGCACGGTTCCGCTGTCAGATCCGGCATATGCAGATTTCTGTACTGTAATCCTTCCCAATGAGGAGGAGAATGTCGCCCCCGCAATGGGAATGTCGAAAATGGCACCATTGGTTGTTGACAACTCAAGCATCTTGGTGCCTGTTGGGGAAACCGTTCCGCTTATTCCATTGTATACCCTGAAGGTTCCGACATACCCTTCAAGATAGACATTCGATCCAACAGTGGTGCTTCTGCCTAACCTTATTGCACCAACTCTTGAACTGCTTCCTGATGTAGCCTGTGCCACTCTTAGACCCACACCATCCGTTGTTGCAACAACATCAATACCATTGGTTGTGGTCGAGACGGAAACCTGACTGTCAAAGGTAGCACCACCCGATGTGACATAAAGGTTGGACGATGTTATACCAGAACTCATCACCTGACGAACAGAGAATGTATTGCCTTCATTCGTCCGTGCAACATTGGTGACTGCACCGGTGACTCCATTCACAGATGCAACATAGTTGACGAATGAAACCGCACCCGTGCTTCCATTGAAGGACAGCACATGGTTGTTTGGATCATACAGAGTGATCGTTGACTCAACTGCATTTCCGACGAATATCTTCTTGTCGGGAATGTTGACAGCCACCTCACCGAATGATAGTCCGGCGGGAACCGAGCCTGACGTAACGGAGTTCTTGATCTTGATCTTTGCCATGTATTATGCTTGAACTTGAGTCTCTTGGATGATCGATGCCTTTGCCTTCTTCTTCGTCTCCACCACAGGATTCTTCAACTTCTCAATCTCAGCCTTCAATGTGGTGTTCTCTGCCACCAATGCCTCATGGCTTTCCTTGAGACTCCTGTACTCTCCAAGAATGCTTTCCTTGACGCTGATCTCCCTGCGAAGATCGTTTTCAAGGGTTGTTGTTCTTGCAGACATGGTTTCGATCTCCGTCTTCAACTTGTTTGTTTCATGGGCAAACGAAGTCGCTCTGTTTATCTCTCCATCAAGTTGCTCGGTTGATGCTTTCAGAGAGTTCTTTGTCTCCGATAGAGAGTTCATTGCCTCTGAATACAAAGCAGCAACGTCCCTGTGCCTTGCTTGCTCGACTAGAAGATTCACCTCAAGTACAAGATTTGAATTTTGTAGTTCCTGTACCTTCTTCTGAAGGGTTGGAATGATCACGCTTTCCGAATAGTTCACTTCACTCATGATATACCTCCATTGTTATCTATCAGTAGTTTCCACCGTCTATCATTGCTTCAATCTGAACACAAGTTATAGTTCCCGTTGCAATATTGTAGGACAATGGCGTGGTTGCCGTAGCATCGATGAGAAGACCAATCGATGAACTTGCCGCTGTTGCTCCGACAAGATAGATGGTTCCCGTTGTCTGCTCCGTTGTCACAACATTTGTTGCTGTGGTAGCCGTTCCGCTCAAGGAACCTGTGAATGTAGTTGCACTCACCGAGGATAGACCAGCAAGAGTCAATCCCGTGGAACCCAATGTGATATTCGTGGTTCCTAGAGTGAATCCACTGTTCTGAAGCATAGCATTGGTAACAACTCCCGCGCCAATGGTTGTGCTTAGTGCTACGTTACCCGTGCCATCAAAGGTTATACCAGATGCAGTGACATTACCCGTAAGCGAGAATGTTCTTGCGGTCTGCAAAGCGGTTGCAGTCGATGCATTTCCACTCAATGCACCAGTAAATGTAGTTGCACTTACCGAGGATAGACCAGCAAGAGTCAATCCTGTTGACCCAAGCGTGACATTTGTGGTTCCCAAAGTGAATCCACTGTTGACAAGCATTGCATTCGTGACAACTCCAGCACCAATCGTCGTGCTGAGAGCGACATTTCCTGTGCCGTCGAAGGTAATGCCAGATGCAGTGACATTTCCTGTGAGCGAGAATGTCCGAGCAGTCTGCAATGCAGTGGCTGTGGATGCATTTCCACTCAATGCACCAGTAAATGTAGTCGCTGCAACTGAAGATAGACCACTGATGCTTGTGGTTGTCGAACCAAGCGTTATGCCAGTTGAGCCAAGCGTAAATCCGCTGTTGACAAGCATTGCATTGGTGACTGTCGAGGAAGGAATCACGGTGGTCAGGGTGATACCGGCAGTTCCATCAAATGCAACACCTGTTGCTGTGACATTGCCCGTGAGCGCGATGTTCCTTGCGGTTGCAAGCCTTGTTGCAGCAAATGCCGTGAATCCTGTTGCTGATGGATCAATCCAGGTTGGTTGTGATGGGCTTCCAAGAGTGTTATTCGACTTGAGGATGTAGCCGCCTGTGGAAGGATATGTTCCAGCGGCAACCAGTTCTCCGGCGTAACTATTAGACAGACTAAACGCATAACCACCACCACCTGCGACGATGCTATCAACTCCCGCCGAAGTATTGAGAATAAGCGTTCCACCTATTCTGGCATTTGCATAGGAAACACCAGTGGAGACATCGCTTGAGATCGTTGCTCTGTTTTGGAACACGAACTCATTGGCACTTGCATCATATCCATAGAAACCAGTTCTTCCGGCTGAACCATCGAAGTAGGTGAATGCAATACCACGATCCTTGTTGCCGTCTGAGACGGTGAGAGGCAGACCACCCGAAAGACCGATCACGATCATCGGATCATCGACGGTCATCACATCGCTGTTGACCGTGGTTGTCGTTCCGTTGACGGTTAGGTTTCCAGTGACGGTGAGGTTTCCACCGATGGATCCTGTGCCTGTGGTGGTCAGTGTGGTGAACGAAGGATTGGCATTGACTCCTATTGTGACATTTCCAGTCGCACTGCTGACGGTGATCTGATTGCCAGCAACTGCCGATGCAACATAGTTGACGAATGAGACAGCACCAGTAGAGCCATTGAATGTCTGAACACCGAGGTTGGTGATCGTAAGTGTCTTTCCTGCTGTATTAACACCAATGAAGGAACTACCATCGACACCGACCGCACCAGTGATACCATCGACGGAAGTAACTGCACCCGCAGCAAGGTTGTTGTCAACATATGTCTTGACGGCTTGCTGAGTTGGTATCTTGGTTGCAGAGTTTGCAGACAGAGTAGAGTCATTGAGAATCTCTGCACCGACCCATACTGCCGCAGAACCATCATGGACAAACAACTTGTCCAATGCCGTATCGAATGCTGGCTCTCCTGCGGTGAGTCCAGATGGTCCAGTTGTGCCTCGCTTGATCTTGATTATTGCCATTTTAGTATACTCCTCCGTCTAGAATCACTCCCTCTATGGGTTCTAGATCGGCATTTCCTGTGTAACCTTGAAATCCTGTCTTTGTGATTATCAATCCGTCTACCTGTAGCCTACCGATGATATCTAGGTCGCCACCCACCTGTAGGTTTCCCGTTATGAAGACATTGTCTGGAAGTCCGATTATGATATTTGGGCATGTCGTGGTGACTTCAACCTCACCCGAAGTTCCCGTTATTCCGATATAACCAAGAGTTCCACCCGAGCAGCCATTGATGGATTGTATTCCACCTGATGTACCATCGCCAGCAAAGTTCAGGGCAATCGACTCACCCGAGGAACCACCGACATAGAGTATCTCATCTGCTATGTTTACAGCAAGTTCGCCAAGTTGCAACCCTGTCGGCACTACGCCGCCAGAAAGCCCTCTCTTGATCCTGATGATACTCTGTGACATTTAGTATGATTCCTATGCTATATTTAGCCTTAGAAAGATCCCCCGTCAATCTCACCAACCAGTTGATCCGTTACATTTGCAACCGTAGATGTATAGTGATTTCCTGATGTATCGAAGAAAGCAAACCGATATCCTGTCAGATCGCCTGGTATGTCTGTTGGGAGGTTCAAGACAGGGGTATTTAACAGATCATTGACCGTCACCAGCACCATGTTGTCTGCTGGCTTGTTTTGTACAAGCACTTTGGCAGAACTTGAAATCGAAGTGACACTTGGGAGAGTATTTCCGAGATAGTCGGCAGAGGCATAGTTGATTCGGAACCAATGGGTGATTCCTTGAACCATGTAGGATATGCCCTGACCGTTAAAGAAGGTTATATCTCCAGTTCTACCCGATATTGACTTTACATAGTCCCCGATTGGACCCGTAGGACCAGTTGCACCCGTATTACCAATCACATATCCAAGAGTTAATGCAGTTCCAATAGTGCCGTCGTTAAAAACGGGGCTTATTAGAAGATAGCCATTGCTAATAGTTGCAGCAGTATATCCTAAGCCCGTTGCACCTGTGGCACCTTGAGGACCAGGATCACCTGTTGCACCTGTTGCACCTGTGGCACC